TCCATAGAATTCCGGACGAACGACCTTCTTAGCGTAGCGGGTCATTACGCCTCTACGTGGTGTGAAGTTCACTGGATCATAGACCAATGGAGTTTGGATTAGTGGGATATATGGAGCATATACTGCGCCTGTTTCTAGGAAGTTATTTCCACGGAAACCGACCAATACTACGTTATCGGTCATATATGGGTTCTTGTAAACTTGGAAGCGAGAAGCAAAGCTACCAACGCGGCTTACGCCCATTGCGAACTTAGCTTGATCGCCATCGGTGTTTACAACATATCCTGGAATACTTTCCAAAATGGTTGCTACGTCTGGACTTACGACCAAGAAGTTAGCACCACCACGGAGGGTCAATTTTTGGATTGTGTTAGATACCTTTTGAATCTTGTTACCAAGAGTTTGGAACCAGGTGCTCTTTACGTAAGCAGTACGGTTTGGTGAACTGTTTGGGTTACGTGTGAAGATTGCTTCACCAGTGGTTGCGTTGATTGCCTTGCTGAATTCAACACCGATTTGGGCGGACCAAGCTTCGGTAGTTACGCCTTCAACGGCTTCGTTCAACATGTCTAGGATTTCGAGATCGATTTCCATAGATACATATTCACTCAATAGAGCAGTAAGTTCTGCTTCTGCATCGATGGAGTGATATGCGTTCAAGTCTTGAGCGAGTTCTGGGGTCCAGACTGCTTTCAACTTACGGGTCTTGGCAACGATTGGTTCGCTGTTTAGTACCAAGTTTACTTCTGGGATACTGATATCGGTATCGATACTTTGTGTAGGAACGTTACCAGAGGTACCGGAACCTTCACCTGCGGTCTTACCAGCTTCGAAGTCACCGCGTAGGTTGTCGGTAGGTTGTAGACTGTAGACCAACTTAACCTTGCTTGAATCACCACCGAATGCGCTGTTAGAAGCGGATACGATGTATACTGATTGGTAGAATGGATCTCCCAAACTACCAGTGTTGATTGCTTTGGTGTAGGTATTCAATACCAAACCACTGCTTGGTAGAGAAGTTGGAGTGGTTGATCCAGAGATCAAGTTAAATGAACGTACAGCGTTCAAGTCTGCGTTATATACATAACCATTTGCAGCGATACCGGAGGTATTGTCGTCGTGATTGACGATAACTTTGAACAACTTCTTATTTGCTACGGAAGAACTCAATTCGGCAGCAAATTGAACGTCGTTCCAAGAAGCTGATTGAATTGTGTTACCGGTTGAAGTTGCGGTTGCACTCTTAGTAAGAGTAATAGCAGAGCTACTTACTGGACGGATTGAATATGCATAAGCACCTTGTCCGTATAGACCACGTACAGCGTCATCGGTAGAACCTAGTTTCTTACCTGTACCACCGAACAAACTGTCGTTCAATTGCTTACCTGCACGGGTAGTCTTGGAACTACCGTTGTTCAAGTTACGCAAATCGGTACCAGGAGCGGTTGTACCATACTTGAAGTCTAAATAGAAAATTAGACCGGATGGTAGATTCATTGGTTGAACGCTTACGAATTCCTTCGCAGCAATTTCAGCAAATACACGACGTACCAATGGTAGTGCTACACCGGCCCATTGTTCTGAACTGGTAGAGGTACCGGTAGTGGTAGCTTCGTCAAGCAATTGCTTAGCTTGGTTTTCTAATAGGATAGACATGTGTGCTTTTTCAACACCAGCGCAACCTTCTAGAAGGCCTGTCTTTTCCCACTTGTTTTGTAGTCCACGGGTTTCAGCCATCAATTTGGCTTGTGGATTCATATTATTTGTCAATAGACTCTTTACGTCCATACTCATATTTTTATCTTTCTTTTATTAATTACTGTTAGGTTTTTACTCGCAAACAAATTATTTCTTGATTCCTGCGAGTTTTTGGAATCTTGAAGCCATTACATCAGCTTGAGGTTCTACAATGGTAGAATCAGGCTTTGTACTGGATACTGGTTTGCTTGCCAAACCTTCGGTGATAGTTTGAGCAGTTGCATTTGTCTTTTTCTTGGCAACTGATGCACCGGAATTAAATGATTCGGCTAAAACTGTATATGCCAACTTGACTTCACGAATATTCTTGGTCAAGTCGAAAGTGTTGATGATCTTAAGTTTTTGATCTTCGGTTAAACTCTTACCTTTGAACAATTTGTTGGTATACAACAATTTAGCATTCAATAGATTGGTTTCAGATAGAACACCCTTCATATATTTAACGGTATTCAAAGCCTCACCCAATTGTTTCTTTAGAGTTTCGTTTTCTTCATTGATAGCTACCAATGCTTCTGCCATTTCTTCGGCTGTTACATCGTCTTCGTCTTCTTCCATAGGAGATGGAACTTGAGCTTGTGGAGCAGGAGCTTGTTCTGGAGCTGGAGCTGGTGCTGGAGCTGGTGCTGGTGCTGGAGCTGGTGCAGCTGCTGGTGCTGGTGCAGCTGCTGGATCGGGAGCTGTTTCTTCGGCTTCTAGTTCAGCTAGAAGTTCGTCTAGATTTACGGAATCTTCACCCAGATCTTGTTCTTCTTTTTTCATATTATCTTGACCTTCGTCACCTTCGTCACCTTCGGATACTTCGGTTTCTAGTTCGGCTAGAATTTCATCAAGTTCTTCACTTGTAATTTCTTCGCCAACTTCTTCAGGTTTTTCATCTTCTTCTAAAGTTGCACCAAATTCTTGTTTACCTGCTGGTGTTGTATTTTTATGTGCAGCAGTTGATGGTTTTGCGGCACCTTTACCGATAGCGGAAGATGCTAAAGTTTCTTCTACTTTACCTTCTTCGGTTTCTTTGATTTCTTCATCGGCCATTTCTTCCTTGAGTTTTTCTGCAAACATTTCTTTCATACTGTTTGCAAAACTTTCTTCAAGGAAAGTTTTTGCATTAGCTAGTGCTGTTTCACGTACAGCTTTAGCATCCGCAATACTTTCTTTTAATAGATCGCTCATAATTGTATACTACCTTTCTTATTGTTATTTGTTGGTGAAGTTATTGAAGAACTCCAAAGAAGATAAATTGTTGTCACATCAAAGAATGATGTATTTAAATAATAAATATAATTAAAAATTGAAATATACACAAATATTTTATATTTATTGATATATGCCTGCATCTTCTGAAAAACAAGCAAGACTATTTAGACTAGTAAGAGCCTTACAAAAAGGTAATATAAATGCTGGTGAAGTATCACCTCAAGTTCGTACAATGGCACGTACAATAAAACCAAGTAGTGTAAAACATTTTACTAAATTAAAAGAAATACTTAATCAACTAAAAGAGGGTGAATATTCTTTAAGAGATTTTGATATTATTAAAGGTAAATCTTTTAATCAGGTTTTAAAAGAAAATGAGGGTATATCTTTCAATAAAAAAGAATTATTAGTATTTCAAAGCAAACAAAATGGATTTAGTGGATTCGGAAAAACAAATTTCATACCTAATTCTCCACAAAATACACAACTGGAAGCTGAAATATTTAGTAATGATAGTACAAAAAAATACGTGTTTAAAAAACTAATAGATCAAAAAAATGATAAATTAGTAGTATATGCTTGCTTTATTCAAAGAACATATCCTGAAAAACCAGACAAAGAAATTTTTAGTATGTTAAGTACTGGTATAGATAAAAACAAAGATTACGAACAAACCAAAGTCTTAGCAGACTTTATAGACAGAATTAATTCTTATGGCCTATAATTTCAATAATAACTTCGCTAAACATATGAATGTAAAGAATGATAACTATAAATTTATAAAAAGAACCGGCGAAGAAAATCCATATTCAAATCCAGATGTACATTCGCTTAATAATAGTTATGAAAAATTTAAGTCTCCAAAATTGATTAATTTTATTAATAATGAGAATTTTGAAGAAGAAAAAATTTACAAGTTAGAAGAGTTGGATAGTCCAGATGGTTGGAATTTTAAAGAAATAGATATGTTAGGCGAAATGAATTTTCGCATAGACGACGAATACAGAATGTTTAGTGAAATAGAAGTACCTTCTTTGGATTTGGTAAATGAAAAAAGAAAAACCTTCGTTTATAAAACAAACGAAGGTTATGTAATTGAATCAAATAGAAGATATGTTTTTGAAACTTTTGATAAAATGTTAGAGTTTATAGACTCTATACCATTTACACCTTAATTTTGTTGTTGCATATTATCTGCAATTTCAAAATATCTTTCTAAACGAACACCAACTTGTTCATACAACATTTCAAGTTGTTTTTCAATTTCTTTAATTTTTTGTGCTTCTTCGTACATCTTTGCTGCATCACGTTTGATTTCTTTCATATCACGTTCTACCATTTTTGCTTGCATCCAATCTCCACATTCTTTGATAGCATAACGTTCTGCTAAATTAACAGCTTCCATAATTTTAGAAGCGGTTTCATATACACAGTCTGCTTTTAAAGATTTACGATATTCGTTATAAGCTTTAATGGATTCTACCATCTTAGCCTTTTCTTCTTTTGTCAAAGGTGTATAAGTGATTTCGGTTGAATTTTCTAATAAATGTTTTAATTTCATACTTTATAAATATTATAGTTCTGATAGAATATTGTGGATAATTCTTTCAACATTGCCATATGGGTTAACAATTATTTTTTGATCTACACTTTCGTTTATCTTTCCTTGTGGATACATAAATGCTCCTTGTGTACTAGGATTGCTTACAAAGTCGAATGCAATTAAATCAAAGTCATCTTGTACTATATCAGCGCCTTCTCTCATATCTTTTTTAACACTGCCTAATCCACGGCTACTAATACCCAATAAAATTCCAGCTTTTAACAAATCTTTTAAAATATTACCACATGGTGTTGGAAGTATTTCAACTGTGCCAACTAGATCTTTACTATCCCATCCCATATCAATAATATTGTGGCTAACGTTCTTTAAGTTAACAACACTGCTTTCAGGATGATCAAGTTCGCCCATAGCACGACGTTGCTTAACAAAATTATCCATATATTTTTCAGCTTCTCTCTTTAGAATATCTTCTGGATAAACTCGTCCGTTTTGATTTTTTGCATCGGCTCTTTGTAATACGCCTGTGACAACCATTTTACCATCAGAATAAGATTCGTTCAGCGATGATTTTTTAAACTCAAATGGTAATACGTCAATTAGTACTTGTTTCATATACTTTAAATTATGGTGTTCCTTGTGTTTTATTTTTATCACCATCTGGTAATGTTTGGTCATCTTTACCAGCGGTTATTTTGTTTTGTGGAACAATATTTTGTTGAGCGCCTGGTTCAACTAATGCTTTTGATTTAGCAACCTGATATTGATCTTTTGGTTTTAAATTATCGGCGTTTCCTAATACTTTAATTTTGAAACCAGGTTTAATAAAGAACTTAGCAACTTTTTGTTTATTTTCTTCACGGCCTACGATTATAATTACGTATCTGTCATAATAATAATCAATAGCAACGCCTGTTACGTTTATAGTGTAATCTGTTTCTGGTTGTTTATATCCCTTACTTGCTCTAACAACTATTTTTTTACCTAAAATTTTATCTTGAATCGTTTTTTGTAAATTATTCTTTAACGATTCAGTACTATTTTTGAGTTTTGTGTCAAAAACTGTAAAATCAGGAAGCACATCATAACTTTGAACATCAACGGTTTGAGGTTGTGTTTGTGGTTTTTGTTTTGGTCGTTGAACTTGTGATTGAGCTTGTGGTGCGGGTTGTGGTTGAACTTCTTGTTCGTATTTTAAACCATTAAAACCTTCTGTAAAAGGTAAACTGCCTTGTTTATATCCAACTAAATTTGGATCCAAATTTGGATCGTTATGTTGTACTAAACCATTTTCATCCGTATAAGTGTCAACTGGTTCTATGTTTAAAGCAGGTGTAGCAAATGCTGGTTGACTATATACTTGATTTTCTAATTTGTAACCGGGACTTCTTTTTACTGGTTTAGCTAATTCATATCCTAATTGAGTATATGTAGCAGGTCTGGCACCGCTTTTAGAAAAAGCAAAAGGAGTTCTTGCTGCATCTCCGCCAACTGCTACAGGACCGGACGCAACAGGAGCAGTACCAGTAGTACTAGCTTCATTTTTTACTCTTAATTTATTTAAGAGTTGTTTAATTTTCTTTTTTAGGTGTGGCTTCATTCTTTAACTTTTCAAGTTCTTCAACCAATTCGTATGCATTCAATAATGAAGTTAATTGATTTTCTTTTACGACACCTGTAACATTTTTATTTGAAAATTGATTTACAACTTCTGTAATTTTAATCTTGACGATATCTGAGTTAACCATTATGATTTGTTCTTTCAACAAATCGCTTATTCTTTTATATTCATTATTAACGTATTTGGTAAATTTGCTAGAATTTGATACATTTGTAATGTACTCTTTTAACAATTTTTTCTGATCAGGTAACAAATTATTGTATTTACTATTGAAATTTTCAATTAAAAACTTGTATGCAAGTAGTCTTACTTCAGGACTTTGATTTCCGTAAACATTTATTGATTCTTCATCTGACTTTTTTTCTTTCAATAAATTTTCTAAAACATATTCTCTAGACTCTAATAATTCTTTCACATCAAACTTAACCTCATTTTTTTCTTGATCTTCAAATAATTTATAAATCGAAGCGTACAATTTATAATTTGGAATCTTGTTCTTTAAAAACTCATCAATGTTGTATTTTTCTTTTATTTCTTTAACAATATTGTATTTTTGTTTATTCAACTCACGTTCATTTAGCTTTGAACGAGTTTGCAATACAACATTCAAAATTCTTTCTGCTGATTGAGAATCTTTGATTTTTTGTTGCAAAATGAAATTGTAAAGTTGAACTTCCTTTCCGAGTTCTTTGCTTTCGTGAAAATATTTGAACATCAAATTTTTCGTGAATGATTCATCCCTCCCAGCTAGAATGTCGGAGGTTATTTGACGAGTAAGTAGTTCAAACAATATTCCAGCATTCTTAAATTTCGAATGTTTTGCTTTCTTGTGCATATTATTTATTATTATTTATAAATATAATGATTGTGGATAAATATTAAGGAATTATACTATTCTTTTATATTTTGTTCATCCATAAAAGACTTTTGATTGCCTTCCCTTAAAATTTCCTTTTCTTGATCTAGAGTTTTCAGAAGATCCGTCAATCCACGTATAGATTCAAATGATAGTGGGGATCCTTTTTTGTATTTGTGAGATACAGATAAATCAGCTTTTCTGTTGTTTTCTAACGTACCGAGTGGATCTTCTCCAAACGCATATTTATGATTTCTTGAATTTTTTCTGCCTGTTTGATCTCTTTTTTCAGCTAATTTAGGAGCCGATGATGAACTGCCACCAGTTTCTCCTGGTTTTTCACCACCTGATTCTGGCTCAGTAGACATCGATTCACTACCTTCACTTCCACCACTTCCTGATTCTGGCTCAGTAGACATCGATTCACCCCCCTCGCTTCCACCACTTGATTCATCTCCCGACCCACCTTCTTTTTTATCTTTATTCAAGAAAGCCAAAGCTGGATCATTTCCTTCATCTTCTATCTGCTTGAATCTATATGCACCCTTTGCATCATCAATCAATTGTTTTTGTAGAGAAATCATATCTTGATCGCTTAGACCAAAAATATTTTCATAAATCCACTTTTTAGAAAAAACCTTTTGTTCTTGCATATCTTTGCAAAGTTCAACTTTGCTCTTATAAACATCGATCTTTTCTTTTTCAAATATCGTAGATGGATTTGTTAATTCTAATGTAAAATCTACCAATGATTCATCTCTATATCCCTGACTATACAAATGAATAACCGCGATCTTATTCAATTCACTGACAATAATACGTTGGACACGTTGAATAGTTCTAGCAAAACGAATATCTTCTTGAGCTAATGTAGCTTTACCACTTAAACTTTCATCATATCCCAAAAATGCTTTTGGAATTTTAAGTGCTGCCATCATTTTATTACGTAGATACTCGATATCGTCTGTACCTGTCCATTCCAAACCAGATAAATTTTCTATACTTGTGCCACTATCGCCACCACGAACTGGTAGAAAAAAGTCTTCTACCATGTTTTGCAAATTAAATCTCAAATTATAATCACCGGTTTGTTGGTCCAAATAAGGAACTTTCTTCATCTGAGATATTATTCTCTCCATATGATTATCTACTTCATTTGGGGGGATATTACCAATGTCAACCTTAAAAATACGTTTTTCAGGAGCGCGCATAATACGGTGAATTAACATTGCGTCTTCCATCAAACTTAATTGTTTCCATACACGACGAGCACCTTCTAAAGTACTTTTACCATATGGCAAAAAATTACTATCACTTAACAATCTGAAATGGGCTATTTGATAATTTTCTAAATCTTCTATTTTATTGCCATATGGAAGATTTACTTGGAACTTTACAAAATTTTTATTCGTTAATGTTGAGTTTTCAATGCGGGTAACATAATAGGTACTTAGTGGCTCTACTAAATAAACACCATATTCAGGACTAATATGTAATCGTAGATAAAAATCACCATACTTAACCATACATCTAGTCCAACTCCAAAGATTAAATTCTATATTTAGAATATCATAAAACAAGTTGTGTAGAATATTCTTAATTTCATCATTTGATGATTTAATATGAATAATTTCCCCCAATTCATTTCTGGTAGTACACTCGTCGGCATATATATCTAATGCAGAAGTAAGAATTGGATCCATATCCATAGTATTTGAGACGAAACAACTATCTGTTGCAAAATTTTCATATTTTTCAACAGTTACGTCATAAACATCAACTTCACCGATTTGTTCAATGGATACAATTTTATGATTAAGCGTGGACTCAATGTTTTGTTTAAATGATTTCCAATCATGACCTTCTTTTTTTAATCGGTTTTGAAGAGTGGAATGATCACAATTAATATGTTCTATGAAGTCCCATAAGTTAATCTTCGAATATTCTTCGTAATATTCAAATGCTTTTTGTTTTACATTATCAAATGTTATATCGTGTCTATATTTTGGATTTTTGACATCAGTTTGATCTCTATTCTTGAATACATTTTTCAATGTAGTTGAACGTTTCTGGTTCGATTTATTTGAGTGAGTTTTTTTATAAAACGGATTGTTTTCGCCAGAACGTTCACCGTCCCAATGATGAAAATTTCTATTTATATAGTTAGGATGTGACTTCAACTTATTAAGTTGAGTTTCGTAATTTTTATCTCCCCATAAGACATTCTTATTACATTCACTATGATATTGTTTGTGTTCTTTCCAATCCATTATTAATAAAT